AAGGCATCACAAACAAATGCGGCTGGCGATATTGCAGCGGAGATTAACCCAACATGAGCACCTCACCAACACGAGCAACAATTTACGAAGATACCGGAATAACATGCATGGCTCGGATTCTTGGTGATGATGCAGCCGCAATAACCCAGTCAACAACAAGTGCAATCACGGTCGCCGTATTCAAGAACGCAAGCACCACCGCAACCTATACGGCTTCCCTTACTGTAGCCGATGTTGTCTTTAACAGTTATCAAACCGACGCTAGGTGGGATCTTGATTCTACCGGATACAACTTTCGCTATGCGGTCATTTCCTCAGTTTTTGACGAAGGCGACGCAACATACCGAGTCGAGTTTAAGTTTACACCAACAAGCGGCTCGCAGTATTTCGTGGTGTACATGGTGGATACTGTAGAGATATTTACCTCATGATTTGTTGCTCGTATTCCGTCATGGTTGTAATTTACGGCTGGGAAATCTTAGACTTGTTAGGGGATTTTGGATGCACATACGCTTGACATGCGACATAACGCAAGAGCAAATCGACGAGGGTTATGACTTCACGCTCTTGGCGATCCATTCACGTTTTGTTGCTTGGATTCTTACTTTGGAACTCCCTATTGTTAGTTTTGCGATATATTGGGAGCAAATGGAAGACGGAACCCCACATTTATTCGCAACGGCTGAATTAAGAAAAGACTCAGAAGTTTCAATCGACGAGCCATTTCTTGACGAGTTGCATTTGGGCGGAAAAGAAGATGCCTGACTTTGATGAACGAGGAAAATTTGCAAAAGGCAATAAATACAGTTTTAAAAACAAACCTGAAAACATGAACCTCAACGGAAGACCGAAGGGGCGTGGGCTTCAGGATCATTTGCGTTCAATGTTAGAGGATGAAGAAACAGGCGGTCAACTTTGCGACGCATTAGTAAAAGCGGCGGTCGACCGAGCATTGAAAGGCGACTTTCGATTTTGGCAAGAAATCATAAACCGAATAGATGGCAAAGTGCCAAACAGAATAGCGGACGCTGATGGGTCTTCTTTAACATTTATCCTAGACGAAGCAAAAGAGCATGACGGAAAACAAGAATGAGCATACCCATCGACTTGAGGTTTTGCCCCAACAGTTAAAGTTTTTGCGTTCTACCGCTCGGGAAGTGTTATACAGTGGAGCCTTTGGAGCCGGAAAAACGAGAGCGATTTGTTTGCGAGTAGCAATGCGGGCTTCGATAGCGGGAGCACGTGAGGGGCTATGTCGAAAGACAGTGGTCGCTCTTAAAAGATCAACACTGAAAACACTACTTGAACCCGATGGACTACTTCCGCCAATACTTCCCAGAGGTTCTTATGACTACAAAAAAATAGATGGGGAAATCAAAATACACGGCGGGGGCTCGATTATGTTGTTTGGTTTGGAAGATGCAGGAAGAATTGCATCAATGAACTTGAGCGGGGTAGCAATTGACGA